ACATTAAGTGTTTTTGCGATACCAACACCACCATCAATAATCATACAACCAGTTGTTTTAGTTGTTGATTGTGTAGAATCATCTACATTTACAGGTATTTTCATATCAATATCTGTTTGGGAAATATTGAATCTTGAACCAGCTCCAACTACGAAATCTATATTATCACCAGAAGTTGTTCCTGCTATATAAACATCATCAGAAGTCCATCTTATCTTATCATCATTACCTAATTTTATACCACCATTGTGAGTTGTTTCATTAGTAAATGTTTTTGTTCCACTAAATGTTTGTGTTCCACTTAGGTGTGCAGTATCAGAATCTAAATTAGCTGATGGAAGAATACCAGTAACATCAGATGTTAAATCAACAGAAGTTAAGAATGCAGTTGAATTAAATGCATTAGAACCAAATATTTCTGAAGATAATTTTCTCTTTTGTACCCCACCATCTAATACGATAAACTCATCAGAACCATTTGTCCAACTCTGTGTCATATCAGGTAAATCTGATAAATCAAGCTCTACTTGGTCTGAATCTACTGTAAGACCAGGTCCAGCAACTATATTTATAGTTTGTGTATGTGCACCACTTGTAGTGTTAACATCTCCAGATAATCCCTCTCCTGCAGTAATATTTACTTGGGTTATATCACCTATATTAGTAGTAAAAGCAGTTGAATTAAATGCGTTTGAACCAAGTTCTCTTGTTACTAATTGGTTAGAACCATTTATCATCACCGAAGTTGCTTCAGTTGCAGAAGATAAACTAGTCAATGTAGCACCAGTTGCAGTAATAGTACTATTAAACGAAGCTGCACCTGCTTCAGACATATCCAAAGTAAGAGCATCTATGGTTGAACCACCATCTTGCCCTCTGAATATTATATCTTCATTATTTGTTTCCGATTTAATAATAAAATCTGAAGAATCTCTTTTAAATCTACCAAATGCAGTACCACCATCTTTTAATATGATATCAGCACCATCTACATCTATATTTAAATCACCACCTATATCTAAGGTTAAATCACCACTATCTGAAATTGTAGAACCATCAATAGTGATATCATCTACTACTAAACTTCCTACGATAGAAACTGAACCTGTTGTTATGGAATCGGTAGTTATAATGTGTTCTATGGAATCAGAACCATCATTCTTTTTAAAGAATACTCTACCATCGTATGTATTAATCGCGAGTTCTCCTAAGGCTAAATTACCAGTACTTGGTACTTTCCCTTGAGTTGCCGACCTTTTTAATTTTATTGTTTGTGCCATGTTCTAAAATTCTATTTAGATTTTAGTTCATTTATTTCTTTTTTCAATTCTTTTATTGATTCAATAAGTAATGGAACTATTTTCTCATATTTTACTGCTTTGTAACCATCATCTCTTGTATCTACGAGTTCTGGCATTATTTTTTCAATTTCTTGTGCAATAACACCATAATCCTTGCCTTTATAAATATTTTGTTTTTCTTCGTTCCAATCAAAAATGTTACCACTTATTTGAGAAACTTTATCTAAAGCTCCTTTGATTGGTTTAATATTATCTTTTAATCTTTCATCCGATGATGCATATGCAACTATATCTCCACCTGCGTTAATATTGTTAGCTACTCCTAAACCACCACCGATTTTAACTGCACCAGTTGTTTTGGAAGTTGAATTAGTTGTATTAGAAAATTCTATTGCAGTTGAGGTTGTTGCTCCTCTACCCGTTACTGTTGCTAAAGTATCCGATTCAGCAGTTAAGTAATCAGCTGCATCGGCAATATAAATTGGGGCCCCCATATTACCATGAGAAGTACATTGGTAATAAAGAGTGTTAGGTGCGTTCATTGGAACATCAAATGTCAAAGTTGTATTGTTACCTGCATCTTGATTTGTTACACCATTATTATATTGTGTACCTGCAGAACCATTTGTAGTTGATTGAATTCTAAATGGATGTCCACCTGATTTGTTTGTGAATCTATATTGTTGACCTCTTGTTAAGTATATAGCTGGGTCACTTGAACCAGTTAAATGACCTGGGCCAGTGAATGTATAGTGGTTAGAACCATCTGCACCTAATATCCATTCTGCAGTATGAATTGCAAGAGATGCAGTTTCTGAGAATGATGAAGATAAGAATGTTTGTTGACTTGAACCTGAGATTATACCACTTGGTAGAATTGCAGTTACATTACCACTTGTTACTGTACCTAATGTTGTTAAATTACTATCACCTGGATAAGTAGTTGCATCTGCTAAGTTAAATGCTGGAGTTGCATCTGATGAACCTAAGTCTACAGATACTCCACCGAATGAAACTGATTTATTAGTAATACTTGCACCATCCACTTGAGATGACCCACTAATTACTGTTTTAGCATCCAACCTTGTATCTACATTAGCATCAAAGTTTGTAATACTATTTGCGTTTACTTGAGATGAGCCACTAATTACAGTTTCTTCATCTAATTTTAGTTTTACTCTTGCATCTGTATAATATAAGTTACTTGAATGTTCTGAAACATCTGCAGTATTGAATCCTGTCTTATCTGCATTATCTAATACTACTTGTGAAGAACCACTAATTACTGTTTTTGCATCTAATCTCGTATCTACATTCGTATCAAAGTTTAGGATAGTGTTTGCGTTTACTTGAGATGAGCCAGAGATTACTGTCTTAGCATCTAATCTTGTATCAACATTAGCATCGAAGTTTGTAACTGAATCTGCGTTAACTTGTGAAGAACCACTAATTACGCCAGTTGGAAGTTTTGAAACTAATGTTCCATCTGTTATTAATTCTGATTCAGAACCTAATTTTCCTGCTTTCCAATAATCATTACTTGCATCCCATAATAATGAACCACTTATGGTTGAACTACCTGTTGCATCTTTTGTTAAAATACCACTTGTAGTTGCAGAACCACCATAATTAAGTTCTATGATATTATCACCAATAGTAATATTGTTTGTAGATGTATAGTTTGTTTCACCTCCAACATTTAAATTACCTGGTATAGTAATTGTATCATCTGAATCACCAATCGTTGCTGTACCTAAGTTTGAATTAAGTGCAGTTTTAACATTTGTAGTAGTTGCATATTTGTTAGTTGAACCTTCTGTTACATCATCAGTATTAAATCCTGTCTTATTTGCATCATTTAATACTACTTGAGATGAACCACTTATTACTGTTTTCGCATCTAATCTCGTATCAACATTGGTATCGAAGTTTGTTACCGAATCAGCATTTACTTGTGATGAACCACTAATTACTGTTTTTGCATCTAATCTTGTATCTACATTGGTGTCAAAATTCGTTATCGAATTAGCATCTACTTGGGATGAACCTGAAATTACACCATCGGCATCTAATTTTAATTTTACTTTTGCATCTGTATAATATTGATTCGTTCCCTCTGAAAGATTCGTTGTACTAAATCCACCAAGTGATATTTGTGATGAACCACTAATTACAGTTTTTGCATTTAATCTATCATCTACATTCGTATCAAAGTTTAGGATAGTGTTTGCGTTTACTTGTGATGAACCTGAAATTACAGTATCAGCATCTAATTTTGCTTTTACATTCGTATCAAAATTTGTTATCGAATCAGCATTTACTTGTGATGAACCTGAAATTACTGTTTTTGCATCTAATCGCGTATCAACATTAGCATCAAAGTTTGTTATGTTATTAGCATTTACTTGTGAAGAACCACTAATTACACCATCTGCATCTAATTTTAATTTTACTTTTGAATCTGAGTATTGGTTTATATTACTATAATTTGTTGTACTTGCAACATCAATTTGAGATGAACCACTAACTACACCATCACTTACAGTAAATGTTATATTTGCAGCACCACCTTGATTTAAAGTAAATGAACCTCCACCATCTAATCCTGCACCTGCAGTAAGAGTAACATTCGAATTGTTAACACTACCACCTCCTAATGTAGTAACAGCAGTTGTAAAGTGTGTTGAGCCAGTATCTATGTTAAGAGTAACATCACCAGAAACTCCACCACCACTTAAACCTAATCCAGCACCAACGGCAGTAATATCACCACCACCAGAAGCTACAATCGCATCATTTACTGCTGCAGCGGTTGGTACAACAGTTGAATCTCCAAATATAGAACTTGTAACATTAAAGAATGCTGCAGTTCCAAGAGAACCAGTATGTGTTGCAAATTGGTCAAGTCTTGTATTTATCGAACCAGTTGAAACTGATAGTTGAGTTAATCTATCGTTTTGTGTGTTATTAATTGTATCGTTACTTGCAGTATACGAGTTTAATGATGTATTTGAGTTAGATGCAGTAAATGAATTTAATGAAGTATTTAAAACCTCATCATCTAAATATTGTTTATCAATAACAGTACCTTGCCAAACACCTGTTCCTATTGTACTTACAGTTGTAATTGCTGATTGTAAGAAGTGTTCACCTGCAACATAGTTCTCTGTAGTATCGTGGTCTATTTGAGATGAACCACTAATTACGCCAGTTCCACCAAATAATACTTCATCTGTAATACTTCCTCCTAATGATACTGAAGTTCCGCTGATGGTAAAAGATTTATTAGTAATTGCAGTACCATCAACTTGAGATGAACCAGAGATTACAGTTTTAGCATCTAATCTTGTATCAACATTAGCATCAAAGTTTGTTACCGAATCAGCATTTACTTGAGATGAACCAGATATTACTCCATCTGCATCTAATTTTAATTTTACTTTTGCGTTTGAAAATTGATTTATATTAGCATAGTTTGTAGTTGATGCTACATCTATTTGTGAAGAACCAGATACAAGTGTTGGTTTACCTGTAATATTTGCGTAAGCAACTGCATCTGCGGTTAATCCAGTCAATCCACTACCATCTCCTTTGAATACTGATGCAGAAACATCTGTATTGAATCTAAAGTTTTGGTCTGCATGATTCCATACTATTGATTTATTAGCACCATCAACAGTTAATCCTGCTCCATTTGCTGCAGAAGAATCTGCTGCTCCACTTGCTACTAAAATATTTAAATCCGCAACATTAAGTGTATTGGTATCTAATGCGGTTTGAGTACCTTGTACTGTTAAATTTCCTAATACTGTTACATTTGAACTGTCTAATGTTATTGCGGTATCAAAAGAACTTGTAAATGAGTTTAGTGAGGTGTTACCATTTGATGCTGTAAATGAATTTAATTCGTTTAATATTCCAACCACTTGAGATGAACCACTAACTACTGTTTTTGCATCTAATCTTGTATCTACATTGGTATCAAAGTTAGTAACTGAATCAGCATTTACTTGAGAAGAACCACTTATTACACCAGTTGGTAAAACTGCAGGGATTTGGCCTGAACCACTTATTACACCAACCCCACCGAATAATACTTCATCTGTTATAGTACCACCAAGTGAAACCGCAGTACCACTTATTGTGATTGAATTGTTACTAATTGCAGTACCATCAACTTGCGATGAACCACTAATTACAGTTTTCGCATCCAACCTTGTATCAACATTGGCGTCAAAATTTGTTACTGAGTTAGCGTTTACTTGTGAAGAACCACTAACCACACCAGTTGGTAAAGAACTAACTATTTGTGCAGAACCACTCAATACACCCTTAGTATCTATTCTAGCATCTACATTAGAATCGAAGTTTGTAACTGAATCTGCATTTACTTGAGAAGAACCACTTATTACCCCTAAAGTGTTAAGTGTTGTGGTACTGATGTAAGAACCAGTATTTGCTTCTATTTGTCCTAATCTACCATCAAAAGATGATGTTGTACTTTCTATATTTGTGAATTTTATATTTGCAGATGCAGTATGAGTATTAATTAACCCTATTGCTACATCATTGGATGCGGTATATGAATTTAAAGGATTTAAATCTGAACCACTTATGAATCCGAATGCGGTAATTTGTGCAGAACCAGATAAGTTTGTTTGACTAGTTATTACTGTACTTGTTGCGAATATTGTTCCAACATGAAGGTCTTTCCATTTTTTTGTAGATGAACCTAAATCGTATGCGTTTGTTGATTCTGGTATAAGAGATGAACTTAATGAACCTTGTACAACAATATTATCACTTGCCTCGTCTCCTAAAAATAATTGTCCTCCGATTCTTATATCTCCACTTGCAGAGATACTTGATGCAGTGATATCTCCATCAATCCAAAGATTACCATGATTTTTTTGTTCTAATTTTGTTAGAGTTATAATATCGCCAGAACCTGATAATCCAACTACTAATGATGCCGAATCATCATTGATGAATGGTTCTCCGTAAGAAAGTGATGAAGGAGATGAACCTCTCCTCAGTTGTATAATAGCCGCCATTTAATACATCCTAAATTTTATATAAATATTCTTGTCCCAAATATTTGGGTAATTCTTCACTTATATAAATATGAATTTATTTGATAATAAAAAAAAATCCCCGCCAAAGCAGGGATTCTTTCCTAAAATGTGTGCCTGATATTAGAATTCTCCACCATCTAAAGTTACTGTTAGAGAAGATATATCGGTACTTGAAGTTAACTGTTTTGAACCATTAGTTACTACTAATGAAGAAGCAGTTAAACCACTAATTATTAGATTTGAACTGATTGTTACTACAGAACCATTATCAGAAATAGCAGAATCTACTAATAAATCTGATGCATTGGCCTTCAATATAGTGTTAGTAGTTGGAGATGCGTTGTAAAAAGTTAAGATTTTTTCTGAACCTTTAACTCCACCAATCCATCTATCATCACCTGTATTCCATAGTAATGAACCAGAATTTGAAGTACCTTCAGCATCTCTTACATAAATACCACCATCGTTACTACCAGCAGCATTCAATTCAATGATATTATCACCGATTGCAAGATTTGTAGTATCAATATAAGTTGTAGTACCACTAACTGTTAAGTTACCAGGTATACTGATTGTAGTTGTGGATGCACCCATTGTAAGAGTGTTAGCACCAACTGTATCAAAAATTGTTTTATTACCTGCAGTTAAATCTAAATCTGTTAATCCAACAATTGCAGTGATTGTATCACCTAATGAAGTATCAGTAGAACCGATTGTGATTCCATCATTTACAAGTTTTGCATTTGCAATTGAACCACCTAACATATCGTTAGTAATACCACCATCTTTAACACTAATTGTTCTAGCAGCAGAACCATTAAAGGTTGTACCACTATTTAATTGAATTGATGAATCATCAACTGTTAAAGCATTTGTAGTTGTACCAATAGTTGTAGATGTATATGCGTTTGAACCAAATATTTCAGAACCAAGTTTTCTTTTCTGAGCAGTTCCACCATCTAATATTACAAATTCATCCTCTGCAGGTACGAAGGTTTGAGTCATATCTGTTAATTCTGTTAAATCAACATCTACTTGGTCTGCCTGTACATCGATAAGGTTACCAGCACCTACATTGATTGCACCTGCAGTATCTGCAGTTAAACCTGCACCCGCCAATGAACCAGAATCTACATGAATTGTTACATCACCACTTGTTCCACCACCATTTAGTCCTTCACCAGCAACTACTGATGTAATATCACCAGTGTTAGCAGTTAACTGGTTTGAACTTACAGATATACCACTACCAGCGATTGCAGTTAAGAAATCACCAATTGCTTCTCTTTTAACACCACTATCAGTAGCATCAAAGAATACAAGTGAATCTGAACCTTGTACGATAGCCGTATCTGTTATTCCAGCTGCGGTTAAGTATGAACCAGTTGCAGCGTTTAGTTGGGTGTTTTGATGTGCAGCAGATAGACTAATACCATCTGAACTTAATGATAAGGTTGAACCATCTAAATTAATAGATAAAGTTGAACCTCCACCACCAGCAATACCATTACCTTGTGCTGCTAATCTTAAATTTTCTGAACCATCAGCTTCTAAACCTGTACCAGCGAAATCAGATACATCAACTCCAAGAGTCATGTTTTCTGCACCAGCCTGGTTAAGTGTAAATGTACCATCACCTGCTGTAAACTGAACACCATCTCCAGCAGAGATAGTTACAGTACTGTTATTTGGTGAAGTTAATGAACCAGATAAAATTGTAGAACCACCAAAGTCGATTTGACCATGTGCCAATTCTACATCTGTGTTACCACCTTTACCAAGAATTGTTAATTTCTTAGCATCGGTTTCGTAGTAAGGTATACCATCAACCGAATGGTCGAATGAAGCACCAGTTAAATTGGGTGCGGTAGCCGAACCTGTTAATATTTTGTTCGAGGGAGTTAATGCGTTTCCTTCAACTCCAACAAACAGTAAACCCTCTTGATGTACTGATAAGTCAGAACCCGAAGCGATGATTAACTCACCATTAATGGGGGTTATGTCTTTAATACTCTCGAGTTTACCTCTTCTATGTTTAATAGTTTGAGCCATAATTATTTATTTTCCTTTTTGTTTAAATACTATTGTAACCATTTTTAGAGTATATACCCCCATTAAATCCTATTTAGGACTATTCTTTTATAAATATATAAGACGGTTAAAATTCGCTACCATCTAAATTAGTTTTTTGGACACCTTCAGTAAAATGTGTACTACCAGTATCTAAATTAAATTTTCCTCCAACTGGTGCTGCTAAACCACTACCAGCTAATGAACCAGAATCTACACTTAGTGTTACATTACCAGTTAATGCACCTCCTAATAAACCAGCACCATTTATAACAGCAGTGATATCACCAGAACCACCACCTCCACCTGCGAGTGAAGATAAATCTACAGACATAGATATTTGTGATGAGCCACTACCAACACTTGGTTCTCCAAATAATGTTAAAACATTTGAACTATCATTAAAAGATGCTGATACAAATGAACCAGTAACAAACGAGAACTTACTAAATGTTACAGAATCAACAAAAGTGTTTGGTGGGTCTGCTGGAGTAACTGTTGCTTTGTAAAGAGAACCACTATCACTTACATATACAATTTGACCATCAGCAAAATAATTAACTGAGGTTGAATTTAGTGCAGTTGATGTATATACCTTAAACGCACCTTTTATCCTATCTACATCAGCAAGTACTATGTTACTACTCTGTGCAGTGGATGATAATTGTAATTTTGAACTAAACGATGGCATATATTTTTTCTCTTTTTATATAAATATTAAGCTCCTCCAGAACCTGATGATGGATTTAAACCTAAGTTAACATTTGTTGAACTTGCTACTTGATTTGCTGCACCCACCATAAACCATTTTGTATAACCTACATGAGATGTACCTAATGTCATCTGATTTATTTCTGATGCTTCTAATGTGTTTGAACCATCTATTGTACTTCCATCAGTACCTACCTCTAAAACATATTCGCCAGTAGTTGAACCACCATATGAATCTGTTGTTGTTGTTGGAATTCCTCCCATATCTGAACCACTTGGGAATAAAATCACAAAGTGTTTCGATGAATTTCTACTGATTACACCACTACTTCCCATTGTTCTTATTACTGAATGTAAGTTTGAACCACTTGCTTCTGCTAATTTCGTTGCAGTTTGTGTTCCACCATAATCATATGTAAATGATGCACTACCAATTCTATTATCGTTTATGATTGCATCTACAAATCCAATATTTGAATATGGAGTTGCAACAGGTGGGGTTGACCCATCTTCTGATGAAATACCAACTGCGGTGTTATAAGTTGCGTTGTTAAATCCTACATCATAAACAAATACTCTACCATAATCTGCTGATTGTACTACTGTAAAACTTCTACCATTATATTCGGTTGATTTACTATATGCGTCTGAAACTTTTACATTGTAACTATAACTTTTTGCTGTTAAGTTACTTGCTGCCTGAATACCTACTGATGATGAATTTGCATTAGCGTAAACTAATTTTAACGATGCTGCATCAGTTCCACTTAATGATGCTGAGAATGGAGTATCGGATTCTGTATCCGAAATACTCATACTAACCATTGTAGCATTTGTAGTTGCGTTATCTGTTTCAAAGTTAGCAGTTTGATTTGTAAATGTAGCAGTTGGTGCTGCATTTGCAAATACATTGACTGTTACTGAACCACTACCTATATTATTGTATTGGTCTGCAAATGTAATGTTCGATGAAATCGTATCAGTACTTTGAGTTGTACTACCACTCAAATTAAGTGCCAATGTCAAGTTACCACTATTATCTATAGCAATTGCTTCATTTGTGGATGTAAATGTTGCAACTGCAGGTGAACCATATGATGGTGAATAACTTACTGTAAGTTGTGATGCGTTTCCTGCGTTGTATCCACTTGCATCTCTGATTGTTGCTCCACTTACTGCAGATTCTATAATATAAGAAGTAGTATCTCCACCAAGTGTACCTGTATCTGCTTGTGCAACTGTAAATGTTTGTGAATTGTAATCTTGAGATTTACCATAATTGTCTGTTATCTTAACATTATAGTTATAAGTTTTTGCAGTTAGGTTACTCGCTGCGTGCAATCCAATCGATGATGAATTTGCGTTAGAATATACTAAAGATAAAGATGCTGCATCAGTACCTGTTAAGGATGCTGAGAATGGAGTATCATTTTCAGTATCACTAACACTCATACTTACCATCGTTGTATTAGTTGTTGCCAGGTTAGTATTTAACTTAGCAGTTTGATTTGTAAATGAAATACTTGGTGCTGCGTTTGCAACAACCGAAACACTTAAACCATCAGTTGTTGTTGTACCAAAGGTATTTGTAAATGTTATAGTAGAACCGATTGTTTCTCCACTTTGGGTTGTTGAACCACTTAAATTAAGTGCCAGAGATAAATTACCACTTGAATTTATTACTATTGCTGGATTTGAAGAACTCCAAGTACCACTTTGATTTGCATCGTAATCTGCTTGAGTAGAACCATAATCAGTTGTTTTGATTGTTGAACCACTTAATTCAGATTCTTTAATATATGGGCCTGCAGACCAGTTATCTGTTACAGTTGCTGGTATATCAGCTGTGATAGGTATTGTTACTATCGCCTCATTTGAAGCAGTATTATATGAATCTCTTACTTGTATTCTATATTGGTATTCGTCTACTAAATCTGAATTTATGAATACACCATTTCTTCTTGTTACAACTCCACTTGTACTACATTGGAATGGATTTTCATGTGGGTCTGTTAATTGTGATGTTCCACCATAAGAACCACTCGCTACATTACCATTATCTAATTCTAATTTATGAAGTGCAAAGTTGAAAAATTCAATAGTATCACTTTCACTATCAGTTGCTGATATTGTACCAACAGTTGCACCATTTGAACTATTTTCACTTATAGATGAAAGAGTTTGATTATTAATAGTTGGATGAACATTATCTACAACACTTATACTAACTGGTAATGTTACAAATGATTCAGAATCTTGTCCTGCAACTTTGTGTTCATCAGATGCAGTTAAACTAAGTGTATATAAAGGATAGGTTTCATAATCTAATGAACCTGTATTTTGTGTTATATCAACATAAGTTGATGATTTTGTAATTGTAAAGTGAGATGTACCACCCGCGGGGGATATTGAAGATGAGTTGATTGTAATCGTATCACTTTCTGTATCGGTAAAGAAAATTCTTTTTATCAAAGTACTATTTGTACTATTTTCATTTACACTTGAAGTTACATTTGTGATTACATTACCAACTACCGAAGTTTCTCTAAACTTAGGTGCCTCGTTTGGAGTTACAATTATGTAAATATCTTTTTCTGTACTTGCAAGGAAAGTATCAGTTGCTTTTACTGTTACTAAATGTCCATGTGCCCCACCCACTAATGCTGTATTGAATGATTCAGAGGTTGCAAGTTCTGTTAGTGTTATTTCACCACCAGTTGCTACTCTTACTTTATCTGCGGTGTAAGATGATGCAGTACTAAATGTTAGTGATTGTCCTTCTGCATCTGTACCAGCAAGAGTAACAACTGCCGAACCACTTGTTCTAAATTCTTCTATAGTTTGATTACCAGTTGTGATACTCGGAGCAGTGTTGGGGAAAAATACTGCGTTTAAGAAATCTTGAACCGAACCACTTGTGCCTGGATTAAATGATTGTGAAAACATTTGTGGTAATTTTTCGTTAGAAACTACCTTGTTACCATTAAATGAAATAGATGCAGAAACAGATGAACCACTTATGAATCCAAAACTCGTTATTTGTGCTGAACCACTAATCACATCCGTTCCATCTAAAGTTGTAACTACCGAACCACTAACTACTCCTGTCCCATCTAAGGTTCTAACTACTGAACCAGATACAACATCAGTACCATCAAGAGTTCGTACAACAGAACCGCTAACAACACCATCAGCATCTAATTTTGTTTTTACATTTGTATCAAAGTTTGTTATTGAATCTGCATTAACTTGAGAAGAACCACTTATCACATTAGTTCCATCTAAAGTTCTAAGTACACTTCCACTTACTACGCCCGTTCCATCTAAAGTTCTAAGTACACTTCCACTTACTACGCCCGTTCCGTCAAGAGTTCTAAGTACACTTCCACTAACAACTACATCGGCATCTAATTTTGTTTTAATAGTAGTATCAATAGATGCAGTAAATTGATTTAGTTGAGCTATATCTGTATGAGATGAACTTATAAACCCAAAATCACTAATTTGTTTTGAACCACTAATAGTTCCTGCAGGGGTTGATGAACTTTCTGATACGAATCCAAACGCAGTTATTTGTGCTGAACCACTAATCACATCTGTACCATCAAGTGTTCTTAGTACAGAACCCGATACCACATTAGTTCCATCTAAAGTTCTTAATACTGAACCACTTACTACGCCCGTTCCATCCAAAGTTCTTAATACTGAACCTGATACTACACCAGTTCCGTCTAATGTTCGTACAACAGAACCACTTACTACTCCTGTCCCATCTAAGGTTGCTACTACTGAACCACTTACTACACCACTTCCACCAAGAACTTGTGATGAACCACTTACTAATGTTGGTACATTTGTTAAATTTGAATAATTTAGAGAACCAGTTAATGAAGTTGCGAAGAAAGAACCAGTAACTTCTAAATTACTTGATACTCTATATTTATCACCATCTGCAGTCCAAATAGATGAACCACCTCCACCACCTCCACCAAGAGATGATAAATCTACATTATTACCACCTGATATTGTTAATCTTTTATTTGCTGTATTGAATGATAGTGTTTGATTACCACCTGCCGAACCAATATCACTTGCAACAGAGGAAGAAAATGCAGTAAATCCAGTCGTTGATGATAGTGTAACTTGTGAAGAACCACTAAATACACCAGTACCATCAAGATTTCTTAATACTGAACCACTAACTAAACCAGTTTCATCAAAATTTAAAGTATTTGCTTTACCATAGAACTGTGATGCAGTTACTGCGGATGCACTTATACTTCCATTAGTAACAAATTGAGAACCAGTAAGTATTATATTACCACTTACAAATAATGTTCCGTCAATTACTGATGCGGTTACTACTCCTTGTATCTGTTTTGCTGAAATTAGTGTTGCCATTATCTACTTTCTATTTTACCTCTAACTTTAAAATCACTGGCAACAATCTCGCCAGGTTCTGCTGTTATTGATTCTATAAATTCTATAACTATATTTGTTCCATTATCAGAAACATTGAATGTTGCTGGTTCTAAAACAGTTCCTTGTAAATAAATATCAATATAATCTTTATCTTTGTCAAGTTTTATCTCTTGGAATACAAATTTTTTATTACTTAGTATTAAGGTAAATAAATTTCCACTTAAAGATATAGAATCTGGTGTGTGGTCTGTTATGAAAAAATCATTAAAAACCTCGTTTATCAGAGATGCAGTTTTAGATACATTACTTGGAGTAACAACAATATCTGGTTTCTTTCTACTTTTACTTACAATTTTAGTCATCTATTTGTATATCTCCCTTTATCAGTACTTTATCGTTAGAATTTAATGTATATGCAAAGTTGGCCTTTTTAAATTTAATTAAGATATCTGGCCCTTCTTGTTCAAAGATATAATCTTGTTCTAAAATGTACTGTCCATTTATAAATATATCAAATCTTGCGTGCTCGGGTCTAAATTCTCTAAATTTTAAATCTAAATCTTTTAGCCTGGCATTTTTTAACCTCCAAATGTGAAAAGTAGGATGTTTACTATCGTACTCAACCAATGTAGTAGTATCTGGCTCTTGTATTTGTCTTAGTAAATCTCTTAATTCTTTAATCATAATTCTTTATACTTTCCAACTACTCCAAATTCATCACTACCAGTAACAATGTAACCCAATTCTGTTGCCGATGTAACCAAATTATCTGGATATGTACCTCCTGCAGATAGTGAACCAGTATTAAAGTTAATTAATAAATTACTTCCACTAATTTCAGTATTCCATTTAGCTGCTGGAATATCAACTCCATTGATGTATATAGAAAATCGTTTTTCTTTTGTAAAACTTGCACTTAGTGCAGGTGGAACTGCAGGAACTTCAACATTTTTAACTATAATTGTATCATCATCTATGTAAGAACCAGACCTTGAACCTCTTAATGCTAAATAATTTAGAATATCTGAGTATTCACTCTGTAAAGATTGTTTACCCATGTTCATTCCACCTCCAGTCAAATCAGATTCAACTCCTATAACAACTTTTTTAGGTCCAAATGATAAAATATTCGTATCTTTCTTGTTAAACTGTTCAGGTAGAAGGTATGCGTTAGCAACCATATTAAAAGTAGTTCTAACTATTCGTTCACTACCTTGACCAACTTCACTTTGATTATCAAATGAATCAATTCTTACTCTAAATTTAAAGTTATCTTTATCTCCCCAATAATCATCAGTAGCATATTGGAATTGTTCTACGATTTGGTTCATATGCTCTGTATATGATGTCCAAACCATTACTTCATATGTAATACTAACATAATCAGGTACAGTAATATTGTAATTCTTTGGACTTGGTTGTGCATCATTAAGTAAACTAAACTTATCGTACTTATTTCTTTGATTATACTTTTGATATGTTGGATATGATAAATATCTGTTTATAGAATTGGATGCACCATCTCTTTCTATAGAGTTTCTTTTATACATTACAAGAGGTAACTGTAATCTTCCACGAACATCTCTTAAAACACCATCTTTTCTTGCAGATTTCCATCTTTCTGGATTACCATAAAGAACAGGTACTTTAATTTTCTTTTTATCTTCTTCAAGTTCAGGCAAAACAGTATCTCTCATGTATTCCATGATTGCTAAATCAACATCGTAAAGGGTAACCGAAAAATTATCACTTTTTGGAAGTGCTATTTCATCTGCTCTATTTTTTGGAACACTACCTTTGAATGGTTCTTGTGTATTTTTTGATTCTCTCATTATACTGCTCTTTCTTCAATATTAATAGTTGACCTTCTTGTCATAAATGTTGAACATATGATAGAGAATTTTTGTCCAGTTCTACCAGCCAACATTTGGTCTTGTTTTACATTATCGATTTCAAAATAGGCATTATTATGAAATATAATATCACCGATTTCAGGAAATAATCCTTTTTCACTCAATGTATGTCTATTAAACCTATATTCAGCTTGTTGTGCTCTATCAAATCCAAATCCTTCATAATTCATTTCAGATTCTTGTCTCTCAATTAACGCATTTACAGATACTCCACTATGATATGTTTTACCTAATGATTCACCATAAAGGTTTGTTTTCGATTCATACACCGATAACTTAAACAGTTGTACAGTAGTTGTTACAATATCTTCAACCAACTCCTCTGCAAAATGTCTAAATAGAGTTATATCATTTGGGCCAGTGAACCTTGCCATAATTATCCTATATAAATGTTAATTGGTACTTTAGTCATCAACTTTTGTTGATTTTCTGAATTTTCAGCTTCAGTTTCATATCTTACTTTATTTGAAACCTCTTCTAAATTAGTTCGTAACTGTTCAATCAACTGGTCTTTTTCTGTTTGTGCCTCTGCTCTAAGTGCAGCACCATCCAAACTTACCTCCGAGCCAGGAATTGGAACAGTTGAATACTTTTCTCTCACTGCACCTAACAGTTCTTTTGCAAGTGCAAGTGAATATTTTCTAACCCATTGTTTACCCACATCGTTTATTTGTGAATAAATCATAAAATCATATCCAATATTTGAATAATCAGATACGACACCATCTTGAACTACTGTAGAGTTTGAATCATATTCATCTTTTACAATATATTCAAACCAAAGTTTGGATGCACCAGTTGGTATTGGGAAAACTTGTAATTTATTGTTAACTATATTAAAGGTGTGTGCTGATTTTCTAATTGTATCGTTAAATTCTATATGTTGGAATCTTTGTATATCTTCAAATATAGGCATTAACATAAATTGTGCAGCAGGGGAGAATGAACCAAATCCGAATTCATCTACTAAGTTAAGAGTTCCTTGGCCACTTACTGAATAAGGGTCAAAGAATCGTGTGATAGCAGGTGTTCCTTCATGAAATACTCTTGTAATATCTATTCTTTTACCACTTTCACTTACATCTGCCCATAAACTCTGTAAATCATATGATTGACTATTAGCATTAGTTTCAATATATCCTTTTTTAACATCTGTTCTACCACCAACATTGGCGTAAGTACCATATGATTCAGATAATTTAATTGTATTAGGTAATGGTGAACCTGCAACTTGTTTATGGGTTAAATCAGAACCAGTAGGTTTACCCATAGTTGAACCTAAGTTGTTTCGTATGTTAAATTGATTAACTTGTGCACCATATTCTGATACTGCTTCTTCAAAACAGGCGTAAAAGTTTAAATCTACTAATTCAACATCAATGATAGGATATCCCAACCTTCGTGCACACCAATTTGCTATCTTTGGGCCATCTGATTGAAACACAGAATCACCATCATAAATACCAAATGGGGTCGAACCTGAAATAGCTTGTGATACTGAACCAGTCCAATAAGTTAATGTACTCATATATTCTCTCCTTTGTATAGTTTACCAACTATAAATATAAGACAATAAAAAAGGGGATGAAAAACACCCCCTTTTAAATAAGTTTTATATCAGATATTAGATAGTATCAATACCTTTAATATAAACTTTACCATAGAATTCTGGTCTTACCATTTTCTTAGCGTATCTAGTCATAACTCCTCTTCGTGGAGTGAAGTTAGCTGGGTCATACACTAATGGTGTCATGATAAGTGGAACATATGGAGCGTAAACAGCACCAGTTTCTAAGAAATTAGAACCTTTGAATCCTAACAAGATTTCGTTGTTAGTTTGGTAAGGGTTCTTATAAACTGTATATCTGTTTGCTAGTGAACCTACTTGAGATACACCTGCTGCGAACTGTCCAGCATCTTTATCAGCGTTTACAGAGAAAGCTGGTATAGATTCTAAGATAGTACATACGTCAGGTGATGCAACGATAAAGTTCGCTCCACCTCTCAATGTTAATTGGTGAATCTTGTTAGAAACTTTGTTAAGTTTTGTACCAAGAGTCTGGAACCAAGTGTTCTTTTGGTAAGCTACTGCTGAATTAGCAGCAGTCCAACCTCCAACACCATCATATTCCTCACCTATAACTGCAGACCAGTATTCAGTTGTTAATGCGTTACTTCTTAACATATCTAAGATTTCTAAGTCAATCTCTAATGAGATGTACTCAGATAACATAGAAGTTAATTCAGCTTCAGCATCAATACTGTGGTAAGCATTAAGGTCTTGTGCCAATTCTGGCGTCCAAACTGCTTTCAGTTTTCTAGTCTTAGCAACGATAGCCTCAGATTTCAACTCAAGGTCGATTTCTGGAATATCAAGTGTTGCACCAGCAGAACCAGAAGCGTTTAAGACTGGGTCTTTATCTTCAAAATCACCTCTGTTACCAGCACTTGTACCGTCAGCATAGTGAACTTCAAGTCCAGCTATATCTTCGATAGCACCAGATACAAAGAATACATAGTTACTACCGTCAACTTTGTTGAAAGCATTCAAGTTTTCAGATACTCCAGTACCTGATAGATAGAATCCTCTAATTGCATCATTGTCAGCGTTAGCACTAATGTTAGATTTTGCGATAACTACTTTCGCGATGTTACCAGCATCTACAGATGCAGTAAATCGTGAATCAAAGTTTAAATCAGAAAATACAGATGCAGTAGTAGCAGTTACATTACCACTTGCAACAGCTTGCTGCTTATCAGCAAGTGTATATCCGAATCTTCCATCTCCATATAGACCGTTTTTAGCAACATTAGTTGAACCTAAGTCCGAACCATCACCACCAAATAGTGAAGAACCTGAATAGTTTGCTCCACCAAATTGTGAGTTGTTGTATTTAAAGTCTAAGTAGAAGATAAGTCCCGAAGGTAAGTTCATCGGTTGTACCGAAACGAATTCTTTAGATGAAATTTCACCGAAGATACGTCTTACCAAAGGAAGAGCAACACCACTCCACTCTTCATTACCTGTAGAGGTAGAAGTAGCATTTGCTTCATCAAGCAATTGTTTTGCTTGGTTTTCTAAAAGAACAGCCATTTGATGCTGGTCTCTTTCTTTTAAGCCTTCAAGAAGTCCAGTTTTGTCCCATTTGCCTTTAAGTTGTCTTGTTTCAGCCAACATTACAGCTTGTGGGTTCTTTCCTTCCATCAACTTAGATAAATCAAAATTTGCCATTTTTATTTCTCTCCTTTAATGTTATTAAATTAAATTTGCTAACTTTTTAAATCTGTTAGCGATTTCGTTAGTACTCTCTTCGATAATTTCTTTCTTTGGAGCAGTTGAAGCAGATGCCTTAGAAGCGATACCTTCTTGGATTTTTTGCTTTTTACTGTTTCCATTGAATTTCAATGATTCTGCAAGTGTACTAAACACTAATTTTACCTCTCTTACAGAATTAGTTCTGTCAAGAGTTTCAACCACCTTAACTTTTTGTTCATTAGTTAAGTTGTAAGAACGGAATAACTTGTTAGCGAATAATAGTTTAGCATTTAAAAGATTTACCTCGTTGATTGTACCTTTAAGAGATTTTATAGTTTTATAAGCCTCTTTTAACTCTGTCTCTTTTTGAGCTAGAGTTTCGTCCATATCTTCGTGGTCACCTTCTTCTACTTCTTCTTCTTCACCGTATCCCATTTCTCTTAGAATTTCATCTAAGTCGATATCTTCATCTACTTCTTCTTCTTCTTCCATGTCTTTCATTTCATCCTTTGGAGCTTCATCTTCACCTTCGTGAGAATCTTCTTCCATTTCAGAATGTTTTTCATCTTCATGAGAGTCGACAGCGTCTGCAGCGATATCTTCAACTTCACCTTCTTCTTCATCATCGAGTTCTTCTTCCATATCAGATTCTAACTCTTTAATGATAGCTTCAAGGTCAAGTTCTTCGTCTACCTCTTCATCGTGGTCACCTTCAGCAACTTCGTCAACTTCCTCTTCTTCTTCAGCAATTTCAGATACTTCTTCAGTTTCTTCTTTTACTTCTTCTTTAGATTCGTCTTCGTCTTCGCCTTCTTTTAAGTCATCCACTTTGTCAAGGTTACCATCTTCTGCTCCAACTTCTGCTGTTTCTTTTTCAGTTTCTGGGTCTAACTCAGTATGAGCATCATCGTACTCAGGTTCTTTGTTATCTCCTGCACCTATTTTAGAAGAATCTACAGTTTCTTCTACTTCTTCAACTTCCTCTTTATCATCTTCTTCAGCAATTTCTGCTTGAAGTTTTTTAGATAAAATAGATTGTAGTTTAGGAGTAAAAGCTTCCTCTAATGCGATTTTAGCATTAGCGATTGCAGTTTCCTTTACAGCTTTAGCGTCAGCGATGGCTTCTTTTAACAATTTAGAATTTGCCATAGTTTTAGCCTTCCTTTTTTAAATCTGAAAATATTGGGATTCTCAATAATGGTTAGGTCGGTTGTTTGGTCACTTCACATAAAGGTGAGTATTCATTAACCAACTATACAAAACACACATAGAGTCGTGTGTTACTGAGTATAAGTATTATAATAGATTAAAAACCGCTAATTTTGGTGATAAAGATTATCTGCTACTTCCTTTTTTTCTTTTTTTAGTGTGTAATCTCACACTCGTATCACCATCATCAATTTTTTCTAATATAACTTGTCTTTGATTTTGTCTGATTGCTTGTAACTTCTGTTTTCTTTTACGAGTAGTTGGTTTTACAAATTCTTGTCTTTTCCTAACTTCGAATAAATGACCAGACTCACTTACTCTTCTCTTAAATATTTTTAATGCTTTTTGTATGTCTCCTTTTCTTACTTGAACTGAGACTAGTTTTGGGTGTTTACTCATTCTCCTTTATTTAGTGTAACAACTATAAATATATACTACGAACCTTTTCCGGTCCCACTCTTTCTTCCACCAGTATGAGTAGATACATTGATTGGTTTTTTACCTTGGCCTCTTGATGTCTTACCACCACGATTCGCTTTGTTTTGTGCTGCCCTCTTTCTACGAGTTGCACTTTCTTTTTCTTTTTTACTCATTGTGGCTGCTTTTGCTGCGGGTACACATTTAGCATATCCTTTTTTCTTACCACTTGTACCACATGGTGGATGTTTTCCACTCTTATCTTTTTTTCCGATATTGACCCACTTCTTCTTAAACCAGTTTCTCAAATCTTCGTTTCTGGTTTCTTCAAATATTTCATCTAAGATATCTTGCAGTTTCATCTTTTTTCTAAATTATACTTCCTAATGGTTCTATCATCTAATAGTTTACCATTTACTGTCATCAATCTTTTACCTTTGTAATACACATTCCAATTTCCTTTTGGTGATGCATCGACTTCAATATCTCTAAAATCTTTTATCTTATTATTTGATACTTGAATTGTATCTAAAAACTCTGCTGCTTTAGGAGTTAGTGAAATCTCGTTAAGAATATCTATTAGTTTCATTTTCCTAATTGAAATAATTTTTCTTCAATTGCTGCATTAGTTCTGTAATCATAATGTTTTGGATTCTCTCCAAAATCTTTTAGAGATTTTTCCAACCACATTCTATATTTTCTTTTACCAAATTTTTTTTCCATTGTAGAAAGTACATCGTAAAATATCTTTTCAGATTTAACTTTTTTTACTAAATCTTTGACTTGTTTTTTATCTTCACTTATACCTTCAGCAAATTTCATTAACCCTCTCACTCGTTTTACTAATGTACCTGCAGGAATCCCATAGGTATCACTCATTACACCTTGAGTAAACTTATTTGATAAGAAGTTAGATAATTCTTTTTTAGTTGCAATACCACTCTTAAATTGGTTTCTTGCAATAGAATCTAATTCTTTAGCATCTATCTTACCTTTAAAATATGCAGTAAGTGCATCTGCTTTGTAGTTGTATTTTGCTTCGTTTGCTGATTCTCTCGGGTCTTTTTTAGATAAAGTTTTTGATATACTCTTAAGATACTTAAGTTCTTGTTTAGCACCTTTATGTTTAGCATATCTTTCTAAACCAAATGATAACATTATACCAATTGATATATGTAATCTTCCTTTTTTAGCTTTTGGATATTTTCTACCATATGGTGAAGAGTTAAACCAATCTAACATAGCTTGTGCCATTTCCTTAGATACTTTGATTCCCTCTACTTCACGAGTCTGTCCTTTGATTACTCTTTTTAATCCACCTTCTGCAGAGATTTCGTTTATTGATTCATCAACACCTTTGATTTTCCTTTGGGTCATCATTACTTTGTACCCATCCTTTTTCATATCACCCATAAACTTTTGAGCCATCTTTTTATCAGCGTAGGCTGCAAATGCAGGTTTGATAGGTTTAGGTCCTTTTCCATATGCTACAACAAATGCTTCGTTTACTGATTCGTTTACTTTTTGAAGATGTTTGTAAATCTTGTTTGCAAATGCAGGTGAAGTAAGTTTAGCAATAAAGATAATTGTTTTTCTTTTATCTAACTTGACACTCTTTCCACTTCCACTACCTTTTACATCAGGTGGGTTACCATCCATTGAGTATCCATAATCTATAATATTGATAAGTTCGTTGTTACTATTAAAGGTAAGTTTGTATGCAGATATCCTTGAACTATACATAACTCTTATTGTTAGTTCAAAGTTTCCTTCTCTATCCTTCTTATCAGAACCAATAACCATTCCAAACTTTTCGCCTGTCTTTCGGTTTTGTCCTTTTATAGAAGCCTCTTTTAGTTTTTGCATTTTCTCCATGTTCCACCCTTAGATTTATAATTTTTTGCAGCCCATCCATTAGCATATGCAGACGGGTAAACATCAAATTTTCTTTTAGCAGCTGCTTTGGATGCTGCCCACTTACCAGGGTCATTCGGACAACTTTTTTCAGTCATAATCATTCTTTCAACTTTTCGTCCAAACTCATAGAGTACTTGTTCTTGTTCGTTTAGGTCAGACTCTTCTTTGATTGTAGTAGTGATTGAACCATCAGTATTTCTACTTGAAACTTTTACTGATTCTTCATTTACTGATTTATCACCACATCCACCTGGAGTAGTTCCTCCACATCCACATCCACAATCACCTTTTGATTCTGCGATACCTAATCTTTGTTTCATTTCATCTTCAGTAATCTCACCAATTTTATAGTACCTCGAAAGTATGTTGCCCATATCTTCGTATAATCCATTCATTCTTTGGTCTAAGCTCCTTGCCTCTTTTGCAACTTTATCAAATTGAGTACCTAACTTAGTTAACTCACCCATATTCCTTTTTACTGTGTGTCTATCAAACCAATCATCAGCTTCTCTTAGAGCAAGTTCTCTAGCAGCCTCTGTGATACCACCCAAAGTTTCAGCAACTTCAATGATATCAGATTTTCTATCCATAGATTCTTGATATTTGTTGTATGTAGAAACGATTTCTAAGAAGTGTTTCTTTACTTCGTTAGACAATCCTCTATCTTCTGATTCTTTAAGTATATCTGTTAGTTTCATATTCTCTCCTTATGATTTTCTTTTTAGCATCTTATGTACATCTTTGATTCTTTCAATAGCATTTTCTAAATGGTCCATTGCTTCAAGAACACCATCTTCTTCTAACATTTCAAGTGCTTCTGAAAAATCAATCTTAACTGTACTTGCAAGGGTTTTTAATTCTCTTTCTTCTTTTTTGAATTTTCCTTCTTTTAAAGGTTCTTCTTTTAATGGTACTAAATCTACTAATTTCATTTTGTCTCCTTAATATAATTTTTTTAATGCCTTTTCACCAGATGCTGCGAAATACCATTTTCTATCTCTCATATCATATAAATATACATATTCTGCACCACCCGCCATACCACTCTTTTTTATGTATTTTGCAATATCTTTAACATCACCCTTTATAGGACTTGGTTTCTCGTTATAGAACTCTACTGGTTTATCAGCAAAGATTCCTCTTGCTCCACCACTTTTAATTAGTTTAAGAACATCTTTTTCGTTCTTCATGTGTTTCTTAATACCTGGTTTCATATTAGATGGGTATCCATCAAAATGAACATAGCCTGATTGAATCTTTCCACTTCTATCGATAATACCAATTTGTGAACGAGTTCCTTCTTTCAGACTACCTAATGCTTTTAAATTTACTATTCCGCCTAATCTTATCATGATAATTCTGTTATTATTTCTCTTATTAAATCATGTGCCTTACAATAGTTACCACACACATCTGCAGATATAACTTTTTTAGATTCGTTTACTGGTGTCATAAATGCACCATGTGTTGATGGATTGGAAACAAAATCCCAACCAAGTAATTCAAAATCTTCACCAACTCTAACCTTACCATTACCGATTGGTTCTACTGAACCCATACCTCTTGAGGAAATACCTAAAAGGATATTTGCCTTAAGTAATTCTTTTAATATGTTACCAGATGGAGTTGGTAGTATTTCTACAGTACCTATTAAATCATCACCTTCCCAATGTATTTCTTTTACATTGTGAGAAACATTTTTTAAGTTTATTACAGAAGAGTCCGGATGGTCTAACTCACCCAACGCTCTTCTTTCTTTAATGAGAGTTTCATACTTTTTAGCTTCTCTCATTAGAATTTCTTTTGGATATACTCTTTCGTTTTGGTTAGGAGCACCAGCTCTTTGAAGAATACCTTTTACCAATGTCCTACCATTAGCATCTTCGTTTACTTTTCCTTCAAATAATCTTGTTTCTATTAATAAATTTTTCATTATGCTCCCCAACTTTTTCTTTTCTTGAATAAATCAAAAAAGATTGCAGATACTTCTTGTCTGATGATTTTTCTGATTTCATCTCTATCAGACTCATTGAGTTCCTCAGTAACTAAAAAATGGTTTACACCATATTTAAAATCTCTGATTTCCTCGTTGATGATATCATACAATTCATTTTTAGTCATCTTAGCTCTTTTTCTCTCCTCTACCTTTCCAAGTTTTTTCAATCTTGTTAAAGAATGCCTTCTTTTCATCATCGGACATTTGAGGAATAGATTTACCAGCTTTTTCTAATGCTTTTTTGAAAAATTTCTGATATTCAGATTCTTCTTTTAAAACATCTTTGATGATTTCTTTTAATCTACTTTTTGTTATTTTCATTGGTCTAACTCCTTTATACTATTAGCTATGTTAATTAATCTTTCCTTTACATTATAAATATGACGATGAGTTCTCTTCCAATAGTTATTCTTGTCGAGTTCATTCATCGTTTTTATTTTATTATACCAGTTAAAAAACTTTTCAACTTCTGCTAATTGGTATTTTAGTTCTTTAAGACCAACTGCTAATTTTTGATTAGGAGAACGAGTTTCATCATTCTTTAATTCTAACCATCTATTAACTGGTCTTTTTATTTTAGCCTCATCAACTTTAGTGTACCCACTTGATTTGACTATAGAATCTTTTTTCTTTTTATCTTTCTTCCTACCACCTGAAAAAGCAAAAGGAGTTTGATACACATCTACATTTGCTGTAGTTGTTACTTCATCCAACTCTTCTTCTTCTATTTCTTGGATAAGTTCCTCAATAAAAGATTTTAATTTACTTTCTAACATTGACCATTTCCTTTACAAGTTCATAACCCATCATTAGTGCTGAAACTTGTGAATCAGAAACTTTTCTTCCAATCTTTTGTTTTTTAAGAATGTTTAAAGTTTCTTTTAACTTAATTTTAGTAACCTTGTCTTTTGTTTTAGTATATTCTTCGTATAAGGAAGAAACGAGTTTTTTCATTTCGCCTCTATAATAATCAACAAACTTACTTGTATTATTTACATTGTTGATATACTCTTTAAGTAAGTTTTTCTGAGAATTATTTAGGTTTGTATATTTTCTATTGAATTGCTCTACAAGAACCTTGTACGCAAGTAATCTTACATCTTTATCTTGTTTTTTGTAGGCTTGTAGTGCTCTATCTTCAATTATTTTCTTTTTATTCTTAACAGAATCATTGATAATATGTTCTACTAATGTAAATCTTGAATTAAGACCATCCTTTACATCTGGATTATCAATACTTTTTGATTCAAACACTTTATATATAGATGCAAGTGTTTTATAATTTGTGATAGGTGAATTTAAAAATTCATCTATGTTAAAATTTGATTGAATCTCTTTTATAAGATTATACTTTTCTTTAATAATTTTTTTGGAATCAATTTTGGAATGAGCCTCTAATATTGCATCTATGAACTTTTCTGCTCTTGATTCAGAATTATACTTTTCTTTCAATAGCATATCATAAAGTTTTTTCTCTTTAGATAACTCAGTACCAGATTTAAAGAATTCTTTAACTATCCCCTTTGCAACTTCTTTATCACCGTTGAGAATTTCAAGAGTAATTTGTCTAACAAGAAGTTCAAATAAGATACCTGTATTCTTAAATTTGCTATGTTTAATTTTTTTCATTCTTTCCTTACAATTTGATATGATACTAAAACTCTAATATAAATATACAATTATTGATTAAAAATTAAATTTTTGTATCATCAAGGAGATTATCCTCGCTTAACATATCATTTTCATGTAAATATTTACGCTTTGAGGAAACGCCGTTAACAATTTCTTTAGCTCGGTTTAATGAAACTTTGCCTTCTCTTGTTTCTCTCTTTCGAGCCTTAGTGCGTTCATCATCTCCAAGAGGGTCTCTACCGTAAGGATGTTTGTCTTTCTTATAAGTATTACCTTCCCTCGGTCTACCACCTTTATTTTTAATTTCTTTTTTAATTTTTTCTAATGATTCTTCGATATCCTCTGCATCTTCTTCTGCTGCAGGGTCACTACCTTCATCTTCTATTGACCTAAATCTAAATCTATCTTTTAAATCATTAATCATTGAAGATTTTTGTCTATCAGTTTCTTCATTTGACATTTTGAATATATTTTCATATACCCATTCTTTGGATAACATATTCAAACCTTGAATATCTTGTGCCAATCTAATCTTTTCACTCCAAAGATTTACTTTTTCTTGTTCGTAAATTGTCGATGGATTTACTAATGATAGTTCGAAGTTTGTCATTTCTGTATCTGATATACCTTGTGAGTATAAATGTACGATTGCAATCTTACTTAATTCAGATACAATAATTCTTTGTATTCTTTCAATAGTTCTTGCGAATCTAACATCTTCTGCTGCTAATGTTGCTTTACCATTGATTTGTTCTTCGTACCCTAAATATGCTTTTGGTATTTTAAGTGCAGCAAACATTTTTGCTTTTAGATAATCAATATCATCAGTTGAAGAATATTCTAAACCACTTAGGTTATCAATAGAAGTTCCACTATCACCACCCCTTACTGGTAAATAGAAATCTTCTGTAAGGTTTTGCATATTGTACTTTAAGTTGTACTCACCTGTATTTCTATCTAAGAAAGGAACTTTTTTCATTTTGTTGATAATTCTCTGCATGTAGTTATCAACTTCATTTGGTGGAATGTTACCAATATCAATTTTGAAAACTCTCTTTTCAGGTGCTCTCATAATTCTATGAATCAACATCGCATCTTCCATAAGAGATAATTGTTTCCACAATCTTCTAGCATTTTCAATCATTGATTTACCATATGGTAACCAGTTTGTATCTGCTAATAATCTAAAGTGAGCGATTTCCCAATTCTCATAATCAACTTTACCATTGATATCATCTTCGATGTGGAACTTTACATAATTTGGATTTTCTGGGTCAGTTCTTTCTAATCTTTCTGTATTGTAAACTGAGTAAGGAGTTATGTTTACAATCCCTTTTCCTTCTGCCATTTCTAAACCTAAGAAGAAATCTCCATACTTACACATATTTCTTACCCATGGCCAAAGATTAAATTCAATGTTCATGATATCATAAAATAAATTGTGTAAAATTTCTTGTACATCTTCGTTAGATGAACGAATAGTAAGTATATTACCGAATTCGTTTTTAAGTGTAGATTCATCTGCGAAGATATCTAATGCTGATGCGATAATTGGGTCATTATCCATTGCATCGTAATCTCTAAAGATTTCTCTTCGGACTTGTTGGTAGGCCATTGATTGTGCCCCACCAGCCATTTCATATTGTGCTTTTTGTAATTTGGTATATCTATCTCTTAGTGAAGAAAGATTTGTTCGTTGTCTATCATCAGTATCAACTACTTTTCGTTTACCTTTTTTATCGACACGAACAATCGCTTGTGTTGAGAACAAACGAGTTAATCTACCAAAAAATGAAGTATCTGCCATTCTATTCTAATTTTAAATTATAACTTTTATTTTACCAAGCTCTACAACTCCAATACCTTGCCTTATGTCTTGGGCCTGGATTATCACAGTTGTGTCTTGCTCTGAATGACTTCCTTCTTGCAGGGTCACTCTTTTTTATTTTCATTGTTTTTTCACCACCCTTACCTTTATGTCCAAAGTTTACCTTTACAACATTTCCTTGTGGGTTTTTTACATATACTTTGAATTTTTTTACATCACCTCTTGTTGGTTTACCCAACTTAACTTTTCTACCTTGATACTCGGCTTCGTTAACTTCAGGTTTGTAATGTTTTAAAAATTCAACTATCTCTCTGTAATCTTGTTGGTTTTCACAATCATATTCTTGAATATCATCAGCAGTCTCTCTGATAGTATTTACAAAATTTGAATAAAGTGCTTTTGTTATTTCTTCCATAATTAACTCCTATACTCTATAAATATATAATTTTTAAAGATTACTTAATTAACCAAGTTAAATCCTCATTTGTATCTCCAACTTGTTGTTGCCATGGGTTTGATTCCATATGGTCTGGTAGAGAGTTTCCACCATAAACTGCCCCATGAGTTTTCGTTGCAATACCTCCTAATGCTTTTTTAGTTAAATCAATTCCTTCTTGTCTTAACCTTAGTGCGGTATCTCTTACCCACAATCCAATTGCAATTGCCATTGTTAAATCATCATTATAACCTTTCATAGCCTCTGCACGATTACCATTCCATATAAAAGTAAACATTTCTTCAATTAATCTATGTGAACGAATTGTTACTGATTTATCTCTGAAGTAATCATCTAATTTAGATATGATAAGTGGTCGTGTTTTAGATGTTGTACTGAATCCAGCAACCATTCCTCTTTCTTCTGCACGATATCTATTTGTCATCTGATTTTCAGTATCTACATATTTTAAATCCTTACTCATATAGAATAAGTTTTGATATCCTCTATCAATCACTTGTTGTATTGTTGCCCAACCAATGTTTGCATTTTCAATTACGAGTAACGCCTCATTATATTCAGTAGCAAGTGCAACTAAGAAGTTACCAAATGATTTGGTATCTAATTTACCTTTATATTCTGCAACTTGAGTTGCCTGTTCAATATCAATTACATGACACGCCGAGTAATCACCACCATCACCTCTCGCAACATCGGCAACTACCATATAACCTTTATTATAATTTGGATATTCCCACTTCCAAAGATTACTATCGAACCCTGTCTTTTCTAATGGTTCTTGACAAAACGATTCTTTATAGAATTGTAAAAGTTGAGGGTCAATTACAGTATCACCAGAAGAAACGAAATCACAATCACATTCTTGTGCTGCTCCTTTTGGTCCTAATAATGTTTCTTGGTTTTGTCTCCAATCTTCGTTTCTTTCTGGATGTACACTCCAATGTAATTTGATTGGATTAAATCCATTTGTTTCTTCCTCAGACCCAACCCATGTTCTATGAAAGAAATTACCCACACCATTTGGTGTTGAAAGTATAATAGAATTACCACCAGTTGATAATGTTGATTGTGCTGATACCCATATCTCTTCAATGTTATCAATAAAAGCTGCTTCATCAAATACTAATAAGGATAGTGCTTCAGAACGACCAGCATCACCACTCGATGATGTTGCTTTTATCTGAGAACCATTTGAATATCGAAGGGATAGTTTATTATCTTCTATTGTATTTTGTTTTAGCCATGTTGGTAATAAATCATTCATTACCCTAACCTTTGTTACAAGGTTTTTAGCAACCTCTTGTTTAGTTGCTATGATTAAAATATTGAAATCTTGATTAAATAACATTTTCCAAAGAGAAAATCCCGCAACTAAGGTTGATATACCAGTTTGACGAGATTTAAGAACAATGTTATATCTATGTCCATTGAATTCATTAAGAGTTCTTTCTTGAAATGGATACAAGTGAAAAGGAATTTTACCGCGGACGGGATGTTGTATCATACAATACTTTTTCATGAAGTGTATTGGGTCAGATGCACACTTCCGATACTCAAGTTTTATTATTTCCTTTAAACTCTGTTTGCTCATTTTACTCTTTGCCTAATTTCCAATACAAAGAACCACCAACGAAAGGTTTATATTGACCAAGTTGATTTGATACACCAACATTTAATCCATATATTTTCATTTTTTTGGTTTTAAATAGAATGTTACCACTTAAATTACCCAAACCATTTGTTTGGTTAACTCCAAATCCAAATCCATAATAGAATTCATTTTTTGGTAACTCTTTTACAACTGTTGTGTTATAAACTGTGGGTATTTTAAAAAACCAGTCAATCTCTCTTGATTGAATTGAGTTTTGTGTAATTACATCGGTAAGAATACCAAATCCTAAATCTCCACTCGGTTTATTACCTAATGAATCTGTAACAGTTGCAGGAAAATCGTATTTTAAGTTAAGTGTATCCTTTACTGTTACTTGTGAGAAGTACTCTTCAATGATTGCGAGTGAATCTACATCAACTGGTATCTCTACTTCTTTAATTACTTCTTTTGTTATATATTTTGGTACATACTTTGTTACTTTGACCTCCTTTTCAACATAAACAGTATCAATTTCTTTTTTAATTAGTTCAAAATCTTCTCCGTCAATGTTTACAATCTCTTTGTCACCGTAATCAGTTCCACATCCTCTTAAAAATAGGATAATTCCAATCAGGAGTAGAATTAAAATTTCTCTCCATCGTTTTAGCAGTGTGCTAAAGAATATGCTCATAGTTTTTCTCCTTAAATTTCTCTAATATAAGATTTCTTTTTTCTGAAATCTCATCAATCTCTTTTTGGCTTCTTTCAATAAACCCCTGCATCTCTTCTTTCATCTCCTCTACAGGTCTTGGTAATACATACGAGTTTACTACCTTTCCATCTTCGTTGATTTCATCATATTGCTGTTTCATATCAACCATAGATTGTTTAATCTCATCGAGTTGAAATAATCCAGCCTTGATTCTTTCAGTTAAAACTCGATAATCTGCGTAATCTTCTAATAATCCTAACTCCTTTAGGTCAACAGAAAGTTTTGACATACAACCAATACAATATCCATACTCTTTAATTGATTTTTTGTTGTTAGTACTAAACTTGCCTACATGGTCACAATCTTTATTCTTACATTCTTCTAATTTTGCTAAATAATCTCGTATCTCTTGAAAAGTAGAGGAATTTTTACCTTCTTTTAAAGTATATCCTTCTTTTTTCTCATATCTGTAGTGTTCATCTTCCCAAACATCTCCTATTTTCCTATCTTCTTTCTTTGCCTCCCAACCAATAGATTGATTTGTCTCGTATTCGCCAGTTTTGACCATGTCAACTAACTTCCTACGAGTAGGGTGCATGAAGTTTTTTTTGAAATCTTTACCCATTGTGATATATTAGGTTATTATTTTTATATATAAATATTGTGTAATTTAGAAACCGCTACTTTTAAAAGAATATACCAAGTATCTGATTTACTGAGGCGAATGTACCTGTTAATTTAAAGGTATTTCCTTTATATAGGAACACGATACCTTCATTTGGTACTATTTTCTTAGAACCACCAATAGAATTCAATCTTCCAAGTTCTAATTTAAGTTTATCTATCTTTTTTGAGTCACCTGATTTCTTAACATCTTTAACTGTCTTATCAATTCGTTTCTTTATATCACGAACTGCCTTATCAGGATTAACTGTAAGTGCTGATGAAGTAAATTCTAATAC